CTTGAGTTGCACAGTCTCCATTCAAGCATACTGTCAGAAGAATGTGCCATATAACTTCAACATACATATCACGCCGCCTTACTCATTTCTGGATTAAGCTCCATATACCGTCCCCACTCAGCGTAGTAGTGTCTCATTCCAACTTCATCATGAATTGTAGAATTTTCATGACGTCCATGTAAAATATTTCGAGACTCAGTGCCTTCTCTCATTGTAGTACCTTGGCCTGCAACTCCAATCAAGTCTTCGTGCAGGTTCCGGCCAAACGGACCCCAAATAGAATTGTGGTGCTTAATGCGAGTTTGTCTTTCTTCTTCAGTATCTTTTCTTAATCCATATCCACGAAATTCAATCAGAACTGTGTTTGGTCCTAATGGTGTCACCGCATCTGAGCGATAGGCGGAACCCCGTAAGTTGAAATTGAAACCGGGGAAGAGGTCAACCATGTACCACTGGTTGGGCGGCAGATTGGGAAAAGATAGTTCCCCACGATCTTCAAATCCGTCATACTCTTCATAGTTAACAGTAAAGCTAGACACGTTAACGTGACCATTATCAAAAGGAATATTCTTTCTAGCGAAATATTCATCATTGAATCCTGACACTCGGTTAAAGTAATGCATGAAGTCGTGATAGAATTCGCTATTTGTATCATGCCACAACTTGTAGTTTGTATCTATAATTGCTTTATGATAATGAAAGACTTCCATCTCTTCGGTGTCAATGGCATCAGCAATGCAATCAAATGCACCTGCTGTCCATTCATCTACGCTTTGAGTAGGATTAGGATCAAGTGTTACCCACACCATTCCACCATGTTTTACTTCACAGTGTAACTCTTTACCAAAACTCTCGTCATTCCACGCTTTACCAGCAGGTTGCTGTGGACCGTGATTCAAGTATGCTTTAATAACTTTATCGCCAGTGTTCCATGCAACAACGTTTTGTCCAGCAATTTGTGTTGTTCTAAACTGAAATGTGTTATACATCTCAGAGATGTGGCACATAGGTATCCACACTTTGCTAAAGATAAGTTCTTGCTCTTGCTTATAGATCTCATGTGACGAATAGATTTCACTACTAATATGTTCTACTTTTGGTTGCTTTAACCAGTCTTTATGATTTCTTGGTGGCATGCAGCCCTCCTTTAAATTAGGTGACGGATTCTGTTTCCAAGCTCCGTCGGGCTCATCAGCATTATGCCGCTAGGGCGTAACCTGTAGGTGCAATGTTATCATTTGCATTTACTCTTCGAAGACTCCAGCATCAGTCGATCCTGTTTCGCCCCCACAAAATTACTTGCCAAGATATTTAACTCTATCATTTTCTATTTTCTCAAGTTTAAACCGTATCCAATCGAATCTCATAAGAAAGTTAAAAATCATTTAGTCCTCCAAGTAATTGTGGTGGAGGCGTCGGGTACTGCCCCCGAGTCCTGCCTACCATCTAACATCTTCAATTCTATTTATTATAACACAGTTATTCACAAAAGTAAACAGCTAATATGCGGTCTTTCCTATAAATAGATACAGGGAGTTCTATGCGTCGTTGGAAGAGAATCTTCAAAACCAAGATGAGAAAAGCAAAGTGGTCTAGAAGAAAATACATTAGTCCGCTTTTACCTGAGTATCTTTGGCATCATATAAGATATATCGCAATAAATCGCTACCCTAAAAATAAACTATAGTATGGTTAGGTGATAACATACCCGCTCAGAGGAGAATGGTATGATCGCAGAAACATTGGCAGGAATCTCTCTTATCAAGGCGAGTGTAGATTTCATCAAGTCAAATATCGATACTGCTAAGGACATTGGCGAAATTGCCGGTGCAGTAGACGGTCTGTTCCGTGGCCAAGAAGAGATCAATAAGAAAAGATCTAAGAATGCCAGCGTTGGAATGGCAGACCAGTTCGGCATCAAGACAGTTGCTCAAGAAGTAATTGACGCTAAACTTGCACAAGAAAAGATGCAAGAAATGAAAAATTTAATTAACTTGCGTTTTGGTCCAGATACTTGGCAATTAATTGTCGACACTCGGGCTAAAAAGATACAAGAAGAGCGTGAAGCTATTGCTGCAGCCAAGCGCAAGAAACGTGAAGAACAAAGAGAATTTGAAGAAACGATGAAACAATTTGGTATAGTCGCTGGTGTGGTGGGTGTTGCTATAGCGCTATTCGTATTCTTATTCGCAGTAGTACTATGACCCACGTTTTCGTCATGCTATTATTCTTTCAAGGTGCTCAACAGAGAATGGAACCTATGTACTTCTTAGACATCGACCGCTGTCTATACTTTGCAGGAAGGATGAGCAAGCAAAAAGATTACAGTGCAATCTGTAAGCCTCAGCTTGTTGATCCAACTAAAGTTACTATCTACCGTTAACCTTCTGGCCAGTCCTCATGCCGCATTTCCTGCACAAAGCTAACTTGGTTGTGCGTAGTGTCGTGAACATGAAGCTGCAGAATTGCGTAATGAATTACCTTCATTAGATCTTTTCGATAGTCTGAGACTTCGCCTTTAGTGCCGTATCGCTGAGCATACTTCATTACATTGCCCATGTTAAATCCGGTACCATGACCAGTGTCATAGATAAACTCTGATGCTTGAAATTTCTTCTTAGAATAATGTTGACTATATGTTGAGATAATATAGTCAGCGATCTCGTCAATATAGATGTCTTCATTAAATTTGAAGTCAGGCATGTTATCGTCCGATAAATTTGTCATACTCATCTAGTTCTTTCCTTATCACATCATAGTGTTCAATTGCTGCGCGATGCGTAGCATTATCTTTTTTAGCCTCATCCCAAGCTACTACAACAAACTCATTACGAGGAATGTTGTAAAACTCTGTGGCGATCTCTTCGCCTTTGATCTTTGCACTCATCATTGTGCTGCACTCCAGTATTCATTCCAAATTTCCTCTACAAACTCTAGCTTTTCTCTGTCAGAGTAGTGGGCCATCAAATGCATATGGCCAGCTTCTTCCAGTGTTTGCAACAAATCATTTACGTCATCACACTCGCCGATCACAGCATTAGCTTCATCAATAAACACGTCTTCACATGTTAGTACAAAATCTGACATACCCATTACGCACCTACCTTTACAAAATAAGAAGTTAAGTCATCTTGATATACTTCATCAACGAAATACTTAAGTTTTTCGTAAGTTCCAGTATATCTCCACATATCCCAATGAGTTTCTGGCTCGATTGCTACACCGGTGATTCCAAACTCTTCACACTGTTGAGCAAGATCAGTATCATCATAAACATCGAGATCAACTTGATAAAGATTTTCCATTATGCTAACACCTCAAATCCAAGATTGTTAAGAACCCAATCGTTACCTTTATCAGCAGCGATTGCCAACACGATACCTTCACGAATTGAAGTATCTAAGCGACCGATATACTTGGCTGCAGTTGGGATATTGACGCCATTGCTTTCAGTAATGAAGTTGTAAGCAACAGTTGCATCGTTAGCATCCTGAGCATACATATCAGCGAGATCCATTTCAATAACTTCTGGATCGGTAACATTAGCTTCGAGCTGCTTGATAAGTGCTTTAAGATTTTTCATGATATTTTCCTCTCATCATCATTTTATAGATATATTATACACTATAAAAACACGAATGTAAACAAAAAAGTGAGCAGAAAAAACCAATAGGATCAATCACTTATCATTTTTTTTATCATAGGAAATATAGGTTCTAAGGCATCTGCACAGGCTCGAGCCACTTCTCTATGCTCTTTTTGAGTCTCAACACCAGATCGAATATCAACAAAATGCATCCAAGAACGAATGGTACCATTCATATACAGACGTGAATTAGTAATACCTTCAGGCAATACTGCTCGAGCTTGTTCTTTCGCAATACCTCTTTCGATTGCCCATGCGTACGCATGCTTGGCAGTATTACAAACCTCGGCCTGTTGTTGTAACCATTCAAACTGTAGAGTTCCATCTTCAACTTCAATACTGTTTTGGCGATTCTTTGTGTCTTGTAGCCTTGCCTCTTTCATAGTAAAATCAAGATCACCAGTTGGATCGGCATACCTTTGGCTAAACTCTTGGAACGAGAATGACCGGTGACGAAGAATCTGCCGAGCAATATCTCGAGTTGTTTCAATCTCTAGGCAAGCAGAGGCCATTTCGAAAGGTGACCAGTGTTTGTGTTTGATGAGATAGGCAAGTAACCTTTCTGACGTTTCAGAGTTATTTTGGTTCGAGGGATTCGAGACACGGGCGGTATAAG